GCGCCGAACCTGCACGGAGCCATGATCGGCCGCGGATGGGACTTGGCGGCGACAAAGCAGACCGGCACCCGCGACCCTGACTGGACGGTCGGTCTGAAGATGGCGAGGTTGCCGAGCGGTCTGTATGTCGTGCTCGATGTTGTGCGGTTCCGAGGCGGCCCGGACGAAGTTGACGGCACAATCCGAAATATCACCCGGCAGGACGGCGCCGGTATCAGGGTGAGCTTGCCGCAAGACCCCGGCCAGGCCGGAAAATCGCAGGCTTTGGCGTTCACGCGGTTGCTGTCCGGATACCGGGTAGAGATATCCCCGGAAACCGGCGACAAGGCAACGCGGGCATCGCTGTTCGCCAGCCAGGTCAACGGCGGCAACGTGGCAATTGTTCGGGCGCCCTGGAACGCAGCGTTTCTTGACGAGTTGGCGGCGTTTCCGAGCGGGATTAAGGACGATCAGGTTGATGCTGCATCGAGATGTTTCAGTCTTGTCGGGTTGTCGGCTCGCCCGATGGTAATCAGTGACACATTGCTTGAACGCATGGCAGCGGGAGGCCGGTATTGACCAGAAAAGCCGTCCCCGTTTCTGCGTCGGCACCTAAGCTAGCCGCGAAGCCGAAGATCACGGATAGCGTCCTCGCCCGCATGAGCGTTCGGGATCGGCGGCGCGGCGAACCTCCCGCCGTCAATTCGGTCGATTGGTTCGCGCCAGCCGTGCCGCCGCCTGGCGTTCTGCCGCCGAATACAAAACTAGCGATGGATGCTGACATTCAGCAGCCAATCAATTGGGCCGCCGCGAACGTCTCTATGGCGATGATGGACGGGTTGCCTTGGTTGGGCTACCCAATTTTGGCACAACTCTCAACACAAACTGAGTACAGACGCGCCGCCGAAATCCTAGCCATGCATGCCACGAAGAAGTGGATAAAAATACAATCGACGGGGGACGACGACAAGTCTGACAAGATCGCCGCTATCGAAGGCGCGATGAAGCGGCTGAATGTCAAGGATGTTTTCCATCGTCTGTCAATACAGGATAGCTTCTTTGGTCGGTCGCATTTGTTCATAGACTGCTGCGACGTAAACGACCGCGCGGAACTGCGGACTCCGATCGGTGATGGCACTACGGCAATCAGCGCACAGAAGCTCGGCGGGAACAAACTGAAGCGCCTCGGTACCGTTGAGGCCGTGTGGTGTTACCCGACGCAATATGACAGCAACGACCCATTGAAAGAGGACTGGTATCGACCGACGACGTGGTATGTGCAGGGTAAGGAAGTCCATGTTTCTAGGCTGTTGCGCTTCGTCGCCCGTGAGGTGCCGGATATCCTGAAGCCAGCCTATGCGTTCGGCGGCTTGTCGCTGACGCAGATGATGAAGCCTTACGTCGATAGCTGGATTAGGGATTGGCACAGCGTGTCGGACCTGATCCGCGCTTTTTCGGTGATGGGCATCAAAACGGAACTGGAGGAATCTCTTGCCGCCGATGGAGATCAGTTGTTCAAGCGGCTCAAGTTGTTCAACGCGACCCGCGACAACAAAGGGCTGATGATTCTGCAGAAGGGCGCGGCTGGGGAGGCCGAGGAATTCTTTAACGTCTCGGTTCCGCTCGGCACGCTTGACGCATTGCTTGCCCAGGCCGAGGAAAGGCTTTGTCTTGCTGGCGGTTTCCCCGTCATCGTGCTGCTGGGACTGACGCCGCATGGTCTGAACGCCTCGTCTGATGGCGAGATACAGATTTTCGAGCAGGCTATAGGCGCTTACCAGGAAAACTTCTTCCGGCCTGGCTTGACGACGGTCTTGCGCCTGATTCAAATTTCCGAGTTCGGCGAGGTCGATCCTGAGATCACGTTCGCCTTCGAGCCGCTGCGTGCGCTGACCGCGCTGGAACTTTCGACCAAGCGCAAGACCGACGCCGACACCGACGCGGTGCTGGTGCAGTCCGGCGTCATCGATCCGCTGGAGGTTCGGGAGCGCCTGGCCGCCGATCCTGACAGCCCGTATGCCAACCTGGACGTGGATGATGTGCCGGAGCCGCCCGATGGTGGCGAGGAGCCGGAGCAGGACGCCGCGCCCAGCCTCGACCTTGGCACGCCAGCCGGACAACTGGCCGCGGCGATAGTGCCGGTCCGGGAGGCGCGGGAAGCCGCTGGCGCCGAACGTGGCGGGCGGACGGTGGCCCCCGGACGAGATAGGCCCGCGCGGCCGGCGGATCGTGCCGGGGAGCGCGTCTATACTTTGGCTCGGGACGAGGAGTTCAACGAGAACGATCACGACCGAGATAATGAGGGGAAGTTCATCGCCGGCTCCGGTGGATCGGCCGGGATGTCAAGCACGTCGCGCGCGTCACTCAAGGAAACCAAGATCGTCGATGGCAAGCGCGTCCAGGCAAACGGTTCGCCGCTGCCCGCGCATATCGAAAAGCTGAAACTTCCGCCGGCATGGGCGGACGTGCGTTACAGCGACTTTCCAGACGCCCATTTCGGCTCGGCAGACAGAAAGCCAGCCGACTGGCGCAAAACCGACGATCCCGATCCGGACGACGAGCAGATTGAGACGCCGCCCGATGTGGTGAAAATGCTCGGGTTTGATCCTGCCAAGGAACCAGACGCGGGAGCCGATGCCTAAGGGTCGCGATAAGGTTCTCCCGGGCGTGCGCGCCAACCCCGGCCTGGCCGCGGAATACCGCAAGCGGCTGGACCGGCTGATTCAGGAAATGCACAAATCGACCGTGTATTGGCTGCTGGCCGCCTACCGGAAGAACACTCCGGCGATCACCGACGTGGACCCCGCCGATGGTCCGCTGGCGATGGATGAAGCCGCCGCCGACACGTTGCGGAAGACTATGGCGGGTCTGGCTCGACGCTGGACTTCGCGCTTCGATGATGGCGCGGAGAAGTTGGCGGCGTGGTTCGCCCAGGCGGCGGGGAAGCGATCTGACGCGCAGCTTCGGGCGATCCTGAAGAACGCCGGGTTCGCAGTGGAATTCCGCATGACGGCGGCGCAGCGGGATATCATTTCCGCCACCGTCAAGGCCAACACGGCGCTAATCAAAAGCATCCCCGTCCAGTATCTCGGGCAGGTCGAGCAGTCGGTCATGAGGTCGGTTCAGGTCGGGCGCGACGTTGGCGGCTTGGCGAAGGAGTTGGAGACGCATTTCGGGGTGACGAAGCGGCGGGCGCAACTGATTTCCCGGTCACAGAACGAGCTTGCCACCGGCGCACTCAACCGGGCGCGTCAGCTTGAAATGGGGATCACCGAGGCGATCTGGTGCCATTCACATGGTGGCAAGAAACCGAGGCCGAGCCACGTAAAAGCCGGATCTGAAAAGCAAGTATATGACGTAGAGAAAGGGTGGTGGGACCCGGACGAACAGCAGTTCATTCTCCCTGGACAACTCATAAACTGCCGGTGTTTCAGCCGCTCGATCATCAAAAGTTTTGCATGACTATCTACCCCCTCTCCTATACATTTCGGCAGGAGATTCCTGGCTTCCCCAACCCGGATACGGATCGCTTCTAGTCTCTTTCCGTGATCCGGAACTGGCGTTAAATCCGGAGATGATTGCTTTAGCGGCCGGCGATGATGCGGCGCACATGTCCTCTCCGCGCGGTCCCGCGCATTCGTTGGCATCGGCCTGGGAGGATGGCGAGACGGCTTCCGGAGTGTGCCATGTGGACCCCATCGGCGTCGCGGCAACTCGTCCAGGGGCTTGGACGTCGGCCGACAACAGTGCGTAGAGAAAGAACATCAAGAACGCCGTGATCGGCAGGAACACGAGCACAAGGATAGCCCCTCCGACGACTTTTAGTGCGCCGCGGCTGAGCGCGATGCAGAGTGCGAACCCGACGATGATGACAAGGATTAACATGGCCTCACCCGATCATCGGCAAGAGATGAAAACCGAACAGGTCCACGATCACCCAATAGGAGAACACCATTCCGAACCCGATGGCGACGCCGATGGCGACGCCGGCAACGAAGGCATCCGCGAAGATTTTCATGGCTTTGGCCCCTCGGCTTCGACGTAATGCAATTTCCCGTCCGATCCGGTGATGAGCGGGCGCGGATCGGATAGCAGTTTCATCAGGGCTTTGTTGACCTGCCACGCAAGCCATTGGTGGGGTGCGGTTTTCGGGTCCGGTTCGGCGTCTGGCAACTCGATAGTCGTCTCGCCATCGGTCATGACAGCAAAGGCGTCTGCCGGCATTGGTTTCAGATCGTTCAACTGAGGATAATCCGGAAAGCCGAAGCTGAGGCGCATCGTCTTCTCGTTCATGCCTTGGGTTCCTTCGGTGTTGCGTTGATTCCCGCCGCCACGAGCCTCCGCACTGCCTCGGCGCGGGACGGTAGATCGGGTTGCAGTCGGCGCCAGGCATCAAGTGTCGCCAACCATTCGGGACTGGCGCGCATTTTGAAGGTTTCGGAGGCGATCATCGGAGAGCCTCATCGATCATGCCGCGGTAGATTGCGGCCGCTATTTCAGGATTGTCTGGCTTAGTCTGATCGTCGTATGCGTCGAGTTCTTGGCTACCTGCCCGCTTCATCGCTTCGGTAGGTTCCCGTATGGCGGCAAGCGCGGCCTTGGCAGAAAAAATGTAGTCTTTCCAGTAGTCCTCAATGAATTCCGTTAAGAGTGGGTATTGGCCGATTTTAATGTTATCGGTCCTGGATTCTGCTTCTGCAAAAATTCTTACCACACGATCTCGGCACAACGCCCGCGCGATTCTCTCAACCATCTCGTTCATTCTACTATGCCTTTCGTGTCCATGCGTCCCATGTGCCCACGCTTTCGGACAAAAGTCAACATGCAAATTCGCGTCGTGCTGGCGCCCTGGCTGCCCTTTGTCCTGGAGTGCTTCGCCCAGCTTTGCGAGATCGGCTTCGACCTGGATGAGACGGATATTGACCTGATCATTCAGGATGCCGTTGAGATGGAGATAGACTAATGCTGGAAGTCGTTGAACGTAAAGTAGAAATTCGACATAT